AATACAAAATACTCCAGTAGATAACCATTGTAGAAACATTGTTAATATTTATTCTTCATTCCTATTTAGAATTAAACCAGTTAGAGAACTAGGTAGCTTAGAGGACGACAAGACTGTTCCTATGTTCTTAGATGATGCTGACTTAGAAGGTAGATCATATGAAGCTTTACTAAGAGAACTACAAACTTATGCTTCTGTATATGGAAACTGTTGGGCTATTTTAGATAAGCCTAACTCTAATGCTAAAACAAGAGCAGAAGAATTAAACCAAGAGATCAGACCTTACATAAATATTGTTACTCCTGAGAATGTTATTGATTGGAATTATACAAGAGCAAGTTCAGGTAAATATTACTTAGACTATTTAAAAGTTAGAGAGAACATTGGTACTGAAGAAACTACTTACAGAATTTGGTACACAGACAGAATTGATACTGTTGTAATGAAAACTAAAGGTACTAACGATCCTAAGTTGGTAGAGTCTATTCCTAATAATTTAGGGGTTATTCCAGCAGTTGTTTTATACAATCAAAGAAGTCCTATGAGAGCAATAGGAATATCTGATCTAACGGATATAGCTGACTTACAAAGAGCAATTTATAATGAGTTGTCTGAGATAGAACAATTAATCCGATTAGCAAACCACCCATCATTAGTTAAGACTAGAGATGTTGATGCGTCTGCTGGTGCTGGTGCGATTATTGAATTAACAGACAATCTTGATCCAGCTTTAAAACCTTACCTACTACAACCTTCAGGACAAAATTTAGATGGTGTTATTAAAACGATTAAGGAAAAGGTGGAAGCAATCAATAGACTATCCCATGTTGGTGCTGTTAGAAATACAGGAGAGAGAGTAGTATCAGGTGTAGCACTAAGAACTGAATTCCAATTACTTAATGCAAGACTAGCTGAGAAAGCAAATCTTATGCAATTAGCTGAAGAACAGATTTGGAGATTGTATGCATTGTGGCAAGATAAAGTCTTTGATGGTAAAATTATCTATCCTGAGTCTTTTGATCTTAGAGATTGGGCAACTGATTTAGAAGTATTACAACAAGCTAAAGCAAGTATGATTAAGTCTGATACTTTCACAAAAGAATTAGACAAACAAATAGCTAGAACTGTAATTGAAGATGATGATACTTTATCTCAAATTGACGAAGAAATAGATCAATCAAATACAAGGCTTGGAGAGTTCCCTCAGACACCGATAGAAACTCCAACAGTTTAATATGGCTAAAGACCTACTGGAAAAGTTAGGAGATTATAGACAGGTTAGAATTACTGACTTATCTGATACTCAAGTAGAACGATTACAAAAATCTTTACAGGAGTTAGAGAACTTAGTTATTGCAGAAGCAAGTAAGATTGATCCCAAAAGAGGTAGTTTAAAATTAAGAACTACAATAGCTTTACAACTTAGACCTAAACTTAAACAACTTATTGAACAAACTTATTTAACTACTATTCAAACAAACATAGCTGAGTATGATAAGTCTGCTAGTTGGTTGTTAGCTACCTTTAAAGAATATCCTATTCCTAAAGAGTTCAAAGAGATTACTGAATTAGACTTGACTACTATTCAACAATTAAAACGAGGTGCATACTTACCCTTTGAAGATTTGGGTAATGAGTTTGCAAATGAATTAGCACAAGAAGTTTATAACTCTACTCTAACAGGGAAACCTACAGAACAAATGATAGCTGATCTAAGAGGTAAGATTAATGGAGTCTATCAATCTAGTAATGATGAAGAAGCACAAGAGTTAGTAGATTTTATAACTAACAATCCTGATAAGACAGAAGAAATTAAAACTGCTAGTGAGAGATTAAATACTATTTATGGTAGAGATAGATTGGGTAATAACTTTAGAAGATACGCAACACAATTAGTTCAAGATTCATTAATGGGTTTTGATGGACAATTTGCCAAGTATAGAGCAGACGAATTAGGATTAACATCTTATAAATATACAGGAACTATTATAAGAGATAGCAGACCTTTTTGTAGAACTCATGTAAATAGAGTATATACAGAAGAACGAATAAGAGAAATTTGGAGTAGCCAAGTGTGGAAGGGTAAAGCACAAGGCGATCCATTTATTGTCAGAGGTGGTTATAATTGCCGACACCACTGGCAACCTACAAGTCCTGATTGGGTAGATTCAGAAGGAAACTACAAATTAGATTGACAAACTCGGTAATTAAAATTAAGGAGTAAAACATGGACGAGAACAATAACTCGGTAGAGCAAACACAAGCTACTGAAAATAATGTGGAAACAAAACCTGAAGTTTCTAAGGAAACTGAAAGTAAAGTTGAATCTAAAGCATTTACGGAAGATCAAGTAGAAGCAATAGTTCAAAGAAGATTAGACAGATATAAAAAGACTGTATCATCTAAACTTGATGGACTTGATTTAGAGGAAGCTAAAAAGCTTTTAGAAGAAAAGAAACAGAAGGAGCAAGAACTCGCTTTACAAAGAGGCGAATTTGATAAGGTTTTAAAAGAAACTGTATCAAAGAAAGATACTAGAATATCTGCTTTGGAATCTGAGTTACAGAAGATTAGAATTGACGAAACATTAGTCAATACTGCTTCGGTACTTAAAGCGATTAATCCTAATGAAGTTAAATCTTTATTAAGACAATCCGTTAAGTTAAATGACTCAGGTAGTGTTGAGGTAGTTTCTGAAAATGGAACTCCAAGATACAATGAAAAAGGCGACCTAATGACTGTAAATGATTTAGTTGCTGAGTATCTAAATAACAATCCGCATCATTTGAATGCTACCCCTAGTGGCAGTGGTTCAAAGAGTGGGATTGGTGGCGATACACTAAAGCCGTTTAATATAGCTGATTTGGATTTGAATAAAGCAGAAGATCGTAAGATTTATGCAGAACACAAAAGACAAAGAGAGAGTGGTGGGTTGAAGGCAAACTTAATAATTAACAACTAACCATAAGGAAACAAACGACATGGCAAACGAAACAACCAGTTCTACACTAGCAGAACTATATACTGATGTAATACAAGAAGCGATCTTCACTTTTCAAGAAACTTCTGTAATGCGTCCGCTAGTAACAACATACGCAATCAACGGACAAGGTAAAACTGTTCAAGTACCAGTATATGGTGCGATAGCGGCGGCGGCAGTTGCTGAAGGAACTGACCTATCAAACACAGCGATTGATCCAACAGCAGTTGATATTACTGCTTCTGAGATCGGTGTGATGACTACACTTACTGACTTGGGTAGAGATTCTGCTTCAAGAAATGTTGGTGCAGATATCGGAAAACTATTTGGAGATGGTTTAGCTAAAAAAGTTGATTCAGACTTAGCGGCTTTGTTCACTTCGTTCTCTACTGATGTAGGTGCGGCTGGAACTGAACTAACTCCTGAACTTTTATTCAAAGCACAAGCAACTTTAAGAGCATTGAACATACCAGCACCTTATTATGGTGTATTCAATCCTAAAGCTTGTTTTAACTTAAAGAAAGTTCTAACTAACGCTGGATACAACACAAGTGCAAATGCAATTTCTGATGTAGGAAACCAAGCAATGAGAGATGGCTTTATTGGCAGAGTAGCTGGTATTGATGTTTATGAAAACGCAAACCTAGCTATTGATGTTGATGATGACTCAGTTGGTGCAGTATTCCACCCAGCATCAATCGGTTTAGCTATGAAATCTGACCTTAAAATTGAAACTCAAAGAGATGCTTCAATTAGAGGAACTGAGATCGTAGCTTCTATGACAGTTGGACAAGGTATCGTTAAAAACGATTACGGAGTTAAAGTAACTGTGGACTCAGCATTTTAATTAATGCTAATAATGGTGGGGAGTAAAATCCCCACCTTCTACTAACAAGGATTTTATCATGGCAAATTTTTCTACTGACGCAGATTTACAATTTTATCAACCTGACATACTAGAGTTCGGCATAGCAAGTTTTACAAGTCCTAATGATTATCACGCACAGGCAAGAGAAGATATTGAAAGAGATTTAAGAAACAAATGGTGGGGTATTTATGTCAATAATACTCAAAGAGATATCACAACATTAACTACTATTGAAATGGACGGAAGTAAGCTAACAGATGCACAATGGAAAAGATGTTCTGTATTCAGAGTGATAGGCTTTTATGCTACTCCACAATTAACGAAGTTTAATAGCGAGGACAATAAAGATAGATTTCAAGTAATGTTAGACTATTACCAAAAAGCTTATTATGCTGAATTTTCTGAGGTGCTTAGAGATGGTGTTGAATATGATGATAACAATGATTCTATTATATCCAATGCTGAGAAAGAGCCTTACGAAAGACTCAGACTAATCAGATGAAGATTACTCCCAAGATTGATGATCGTAGGTTAAGAAGAAAATTAGATCAGCAAATAAGAGAAAACCCTAGACAAATACAAATAGCTTTAGGAAGAACTGCTGAATTTCTAATGGGTGTTATTAAGACAAGAACCCAAAAAGGTAAAGACGCAGATGGTAGAAACTTTAAACCATACACACCTGAATACAAAGCATTTAGGCGAGAAGAAGGAAAACAAGCAAATTTCCCTGATCTTAATTTTAAAGGCAATATGTTATCTAACATGACACAAAAATCTACTCCTAAAGAAGCTATCCTATTTTTTTCTAGTCAGGCACAAAATGATAAAGCTGTTGGCAACCAAAAGAAAAGAACTTTTTTTGCTGTTGGGGATAGAGAAGGCAAGACATTAATAAATAAATTTGCTAAAGAGTTTAAAAAGGTATCTAAACTAATATGAGTATAAGAGAAAACATAGCTGAAAATATTATTACTGTATTAAGTGCAGTATCATCTCCTATTACTTTAAAGAAAGTAACTAGAGAACCTTTTGATGTAGATGAATTATCTGAACAACAATATCCAGCAGTATTTGTTCAGTCAGGAAACGAACTTAGAACAGACGAGACTATGACCTCTTCAACTGTTACAAGACAAGGTATTGCAGACTTTGTTATTGTAGGATTTGTCAAAGGAACAGATACCAATATTGACACAAAAAGAAATCAACTAATTTCAACGATTGAAACTGCACTAGAATCTGATAGAACACGAGGTGGGTATGCAAAGATAACTCAAGTCGTGGAAGTTTCTACAGACGAAGGTACTTTGTTTCCTATCGGTGGAATACGAGTGGTAGTAAGAGTCATGTACACTTATACTGCTGGTACACCTTAACAACTAACAACGGAGATAACCAATGGCAACACACACAGGCTCAGAAGGTACTATCAAAATTGGAAGTGATACCTTAGGAGAACTAAGATCATTTTCATTAGAAAGTACCGCTGAAACTATTGAAGATACAAGCATGGGAGATTCAGCTAGAACTTACAAAGTAGGTCTAACTGCATTTACTGGTACTGCTTCTGTATTTTTTGACGAAACTGACACAGCACAAGGAACAGTTGATGCTGGAACAGAAATAACTTTAAATGTATATCCTGAAGGCGATACTGCTGGCGACACATACTACACAGGTAGTGCAATCGTTACTGGTAGAACTATCAATTCATCTTTTGATGGAATGGTTGAAATGGAACTATCATTTCAAGGATCAGGTGCATTAACAGAAACAACAGTATAATATAAGGAAGGCTAGACATGAGTGTAATAGATAGAGTTAAAGAACATTTTGAATCACAAGGGGTTAAGAAAATTAATGTTGCCGAGTGGGGCGAGGAAGGACAACCTCTAGTGATTTATTGCAGTCCATTTACATTGGGCGAAAAAAGAAATCTTTTTAAAGGTGCTAAGTCAGATGATTTAGGAGTTTTAGTAGATGCTATAATGTTAAAAGCTAGAGATAAAGATGGTAATAAAATTTTTAAACTAGATGACAAACAAGTTTTACTTAATAAAGCAGACCCTGATGTTATTGCCAATGTAGCAACAGAAATGTTAAATACAACTTCATTAGAGGAAGCCGAAAAAAAGTAAGATACGATCAAGAGTTGTTTTCCATACTTACTCTTGGGGAAAGATTAAAAAAAAGTATGGTAGAAGTGTTGGCTATGACAGAGGAAGAATTTTTTTACTGGATAGCTTATTTTAAAGTGAAGGCAGATAAGGAAAAGTTACATGGCACAAGAACGAGTCCAAATTCGCCTAGACGCAGTAGATAATACTCGTAAAGCACTTAATGGTCTTAAAGGAAGATTAGACAAAGTTAAGTCGTCTGTATTTAATTTAAGAAACTCTTTCTTAGCTATTGGTGCTGGTCTTGTAGTTAAAGGATTTATAGATGCTGGTATTCAAGTTGAAAATCTTGGTGTTCAATTAAAAACATTATTCGGCTCTGCTAAAGCTGGAGAAAAAGCTTTAAAATCAATTACACAATTTGCCGCTAAAACTCCATTTGAATTAAGAAATATTCAACAAGGTGTAACTTCACTAGCAGTCGTTAGAGAACAAGCTGAAAAAGCTGGGTTAAGTTTTGATGACCTATTAACACTTACAGGTAATGTAGCGGCACAAATGGGTGGAGATTTTGCATTTGCTTCATTTCAAATTCAAAAAGCATTTAGTACAGGTATTGCGGCGGCAGAATCTCTTAAAGAAAGAGGTATTGCTGGTATGGCTGGTTTTGAAGCTGGAGTAAGTGTTAATGCTGACGGAACTATTAAAAAAATGAATAAAGCCTTTGGAAAAGATGGAAAGTTTGGAAATCTTATGGACGAACTTTCTAAAACATTATTTGGTACTATTACAAATATAAAAGATGCTTTTTTTATTTTTCAAGTTGAAGTATCTAAAGGTTTTTTTACCGCATTAAAACAAAATTTAGGAGATTTAAAAAAAACAGCAGAAGAAAACAGAAAAGAAATTGCTAAGTTTGGTGCAGTTATTGGTAAAGGATTAAGTAAAGCAATACAAGGCACATCAGATGCTTTAAAGTTTTTAAAGAATAATTTTGAATTTTTAAAAAATACTATTTTAGCTGTTATAGGAATTAAAATTGCAACTTTTTTTGGTCAATTTATTTTATTAATTGGACAATTAAGAAATGCTATGCTTTTATTAAATGTGGCTATGTTAGCCAACCCTTTGTTTTTAGGTGTGGCGGCAGTGGCATTAGTAGTTGCTGGAATTTATAGCATAACTAATGCTATGAAAGATGCAA